AAGCCTTCTGCCCCAAATGGGGAAGGTGCAGCATAATGCGCACCGTTGGCTTTACTGGTCTGATCGTATTGCCCATAAAGTTCTACTATTGCTTCTACTGCTTCATATTGGGCGCGTTGGCGATCGTTAAGAGCGGTTTCCGCAGGGTTCATTTCTTCGGCCGCTGGTGCTATTTCTTGTCCCATAACATCCATTTGCCTGTTCATATCTGCCTCAGCGGCATATAGGGCGGCCATATGATCTTTAGCCTGTTGTTCAGTGCGGTGGCATCCAGCGACCACGTTGCCCATATCTTTAACGACTGCAAAGCCTGAACAGTCAGGGTTATTGTTTTCTATATGCCAAGGCATTATGCACCATCCGATAGAAGGATACGCAAATCTTCTGTACCGCTGGTGCATACCGCCCATACGGTTTCATTCGCTGGAATATTAAACACAAACGGCAAAGCATTTTTTTCGGTCAAAAATCCGTTAGCAGTAGTCACGCCAGAGTTACCCAAATAAATAAATCCATTACCTGTAACGTGGAAATAAATCTGACGGTTAATAGGTTCAGCATCTACTACCTTGCTGGCAGTAGTGGTAACTGTTTTGGCTAGTGATCTCACTTCTTTAATCCTTCAAGGATAGCGCGAGCGGCCGCCATATTAGGTGTCTCTTCCATATCACGAACCGCCGACACAGCGGCAAGATCACCATAAGCGCCAAAAGTAACCAGACTTACTTCCGCAAGGTGAGCCTTTAAGCGTTCCACTACGCCATCTTTGCGGCGAGTGTCTTTTAATGGTTGGAACCCAATAGAAAGTTGATCGAGCGCCCCATCACGGATAAGTTCTAGGGCTTCATCACCTGCGCGGGTTTTGCTGATTTTAAGTTCACCATAGAGGCCGCTCTCATCTTCACGCAGCATAGTGGCGCGCCCTAACGGAAACTTGCGGGTTTCGTGACCAGAGAGAAGTTTAACTCTGTGAGCCGCGCGGATCACGTCAGCAAAAGCGCCTTTACGGAATACCTCAGTAAGGCTGGCGTGAATGCGTTGCTCCACATTATATGGAACCAGTATTCCACAAATGGTACGGCCGTCTCCGGTTGAACGTACTTCCAAATCCATGTCATTAAATGATCGGGTTTCCATGCTCATTACATCACTCCAATAACTTCTGGTTGATCCTCTGGGTTATCTAAAGGATCGCGGTACTCATGCTGGCGAACCTCGTCAACTGTCATAAAACCATTCTGTAAAGCAATTTGGTGCGCTTGATAACGGGTTAAAGTATCTGCGCGGAGAAGTCCATCAAAGTTAAACCGAGCAACCTGGCCGCGTGGAATGTAGTCGCTGAATGTTTGTTCAATACGGTTAGCGATAGGCGCAAGAGTCCAACGAACTAATTGCAAGTTCTCTTGTTCGATATTGGAATAGGTGCGTGAAGAGTTAGGTGCGCCAAGATATACGCCAGGAAGGCCAAGCATATTAGCGGCCTCAGTGAGGTGGAAGGTACGCGATTCAATTAACTGTGATTCTTGCGCATTGTCTGACAATACCTGGAACTCAGTAGTAGCGTTCAATACTGCCGGCTCCCTAGACTTACGGCCATAGGTACGCATCCAAGAGGCTTTAAGTAATTCGGCTTCTTCCTGGTTCAAGTCAGGGTTAGACGATTTCAATACACCAGAAGGGGTTACTCCAGTATCAAAATACTTAGCCGCATATTCTTGTAAAGCAATCTGAGTACTAAGTGATTGGCGCTGAGTGGAGAGAACACCACGCCCAAAAATGTCACCAGGTCGAGCATAGAATTTAATATGAAATATCTCTGACTGATCGTATTCGGTATTATCAACCTTATACACAATGCGGCCGTTTACGCGTTGGGCAGAAACTCGGTCTGGGTGAACGGGATACATATTATCTGGATACCCATTAGAAGTAGCATCACCGAGAACAGCAACATAATTACCATGCACCAAAAGGGTCGAAACCATAGTGGAAATAGTTTCAATGCGTGTCTCTGGTGGATTAGGACGAAGAAGAAGATTAGGCGTAGGGGTTATGAGAGTGGTATCACGGTACGCATGTAAAGGTAGGCCAGCAATTGCATCCGAAATAAGAGTGACACCGCGCCATAAAGCAGGAACACCCAGAGTAGAGTCTTCATTAACAAGACTTCCAGCCCAGTTGCCGCCATCTCCGAACCTCCCTACTTGACCCATAGAGTTAGCCCAGCCACCGGAACCCTGATACGTGTTCGCCTGGGGCGCTAAGGCTCGTTTGAGAAGATTACCGAGCATTTATTACCGTCCGTCCTTCGGCTTTTCGAACGCGATACCGAAAAGAATAAGTGAAATACCACCTACTGCCAATGATACCGCAGGATTTACATACCATGCGGCAACAGTAATGGATAACGTTCCTAATGCTTGCAAAATAATTGCCATCAAAACACCTGACTTCTTGGTTTAGGTTTTTCTTCAACAGTTGAAATAGCACCCCATCTGGCGAGCGTTGCCGCAACCAATGGGGTTACATCACTTGTGCCTTGGCGAGACCATGCCCACGCTTCACCTAACGGACGGCGAGAAGAACCTAAAATAGCATTGCGCATCAAAGGATCTCCAAGGTGAGTAATAGTTCTGGCCATGACGGCATCATAGAAATCGCCACAGGCTCTAGCATACTCTCGCATTCCCACGGGGATAACGTGAATGCCAGCGTTTTCTAAATGCGGAATAAGAGTACCTGCGGCCGAACCTGCATCTAATACCACTGGGGCTTTCCATTTTATCGCCAATTCAATAAGTCTAGGCATGAGCCAAGAAGTGCCTTCGCGGTTCTCTACCAATTCAACAGGTGTAACGCCACGTACTTGCCCACTTGCGGCAATGCTCGCTTTATGGCGTTCACGCGTAATATCAACACCCAACACAATACGGTCAGTGAGCGTGTAAGAAGTATTTTCTAATAGATCCCACAAATCAGTAGGGACAACTTGTACGGACTCCTGGGCAGGCCACACATTCAACCATTCGCGCGTAAACATAGCCGGATCAGAAATCATGGCCGCTTCACGCACCGCCTCAATAGTCACCCCGTGTTCTTGCCCTAAAGAAGGTATAGCCTGCTCCCATACTTTAGGATCAAGATAATCAAACGCATCATCTTTAGGACACCACTCGAACCAAGCCAAGCGAGTAGTTTTATCGTCAATATGCGTATGTCCCATAGTCCGGTAATGAGAAAGCAATACAGAAGTCTCATCACCCGCATTAGACACTAACCATAATTGCCCATTCTTTTTAGTGGCAAGCGTTGGCTGAAGCGCGGCAAGGATATCCATATCATGCGTTAAAGCCTCATCAATAACTACAAGATCATTAGACTGACCACGGCCACCCTTACGGTTAGGGGTACTAATTCCATAGTTAGACCCGTTCTTGAATACAAGGTGTTCAGAACCATTAGCCCTTACCACTCGATCAATCGTATTTTTAAGTGGCGAATACATAAGCAAATCTACGTGTTCTTCCCACTTCAACCGAGCCATATTACGATCTTGCGCAGTATAAACAATACGACGTTTACCCTCTAAAGCCTCCATAGCAATACGCGCACTAATAAGCGTACTTTTACCATTTTGCCTACCTACGCCGACGCCGATCGTGCGGTAACAGTAATTCCCTTTAGAAGTTTCGAGTGCCACGTCTGCAACCAACCGTTGCCAAGGAAACAACTCATAACCCATCTGCTGGGCAATCTTCGCCAACGACTCACCCTTAGACGGCCTGCGCCCATTCCTTTTAGTAGCCCACCTGGGCTTAGCCGGATTACTCACCAATCACGCGACCTTTTAGGCTTCTTACGACGCGCATTCTCAAACCGCGCGCCCCGAGACGAATTACAAGACAAACACGCAGGCAACAACACGCCACGCCACAGAGAAGGATCAGGAAACGCAGTAAGAGGTGGCTCATGGTCAGCAGTCGTAGCCGGTTTTTCCTTACACCAATAACACATTGGTTGAGACGCAAGTAACTGTTTACGCGCCTTACGGTACTGATAATCCCTCCCAGCCATATAAGACTAAACCCTCACCTTATACC